TCATTAAAAGATAGTGTGATGAAACACGGTATTTGTAACTCATTATTCACGGCTCAGATGCCTGTGGCATCTTCAGCTAAGATAACGGGGTCATTTGAAATGACTGAACCAGCTCACTCAGCGTTATTTAACAGACGTGTAGTTGGAGGTGAGATTTTAATTGTTAACAAGTATTTAATTCAAGATTTTGAAAAAATTGGTGTTTGGTGTGAAGATTTGAAAAATGATATCATCTTAAATGAGGGGTCAATTCAAAATATTAACTTCAATCATTACCTTGATGTTGAGGATAAAAATTACAATAAAAAAGTTACACGTATTGAACATTTAATTAACAAATACAAAACAATTTGGGAGATTTCACAAAGAGAATTGATTGATATGGCGGCTGAGAGAGCCCCTTTCATCGACCAATCACAATCAATGAATATCTATATGAATAATCCAACATTATCAAAAATAACCTCATCACACTTTCACGGATGGGATAAAGGATTGAAAACTTTAAGTTATTACATTAGAACTAAAGCGATTTCAACAGGAGCGAAACACTTAGCAGTGGATATCTCAAGAAAAGAAAGACCTGTTACTAATGAAAAACCTAAAGTCGACGTGATACCTGAAAAACCAAGTGATTCGGAATTTGAATGTTTTGGTTGTTCATCATAGGATAATTTAAGTTTTAAAAACTCTCGACACTGTCGAGAGTTTTTTATTTTATATCTATTTATTGGAAATATTATAACATTATATTTATATAATATGGCAAATGGAAATACATACGGTATTAACTTCCCTTTTAGAGATTCTTTTGACGGTAAATATTTAGATTTATCTCAAACGAATGAAGAAGAGATTAGAAGTAGTTTGATTCACCTTTTATTAACAAGAAAGGGGACAAGGTATTATTTACCTGATTTTGGTACAAGATTATATGAATATATTTTTGAACCACTTGATGGTCCAACATTTTCAGAAATAGAATCCGAAATTAGAGATTCTGTTGATGAATATTTACCAAATCTTAAAATAACAAGTATTAGTGTCAAAGCAGCATCTGATGGTGAGGAAGATAAAGGTACTTATGTAGATGGGGATGAAAGAGTATTTAGAGTACCAGGAATTTCCGAAAAAGAACATACCGCTAAAGTTAGGATTGATTATGTCGTAACTAATGACGCATTTAACCCAAGTGACTTTGTAATTATTAATATATAAAAAATTATGGCTAATAAAAAAATATCTTATACGACTAGAGATTTTCAATCAATAAGAACTGAATTAATAAACTTCACTAAAACGTATTATCCTGATTTAGTTGATAACTTTAATGATGCGTCGGTATTCTCCGTATTATTAGATTTAAATGCTGCGGTTACCGATAACTTACAATTTAATATTGATAGAAGTATTCAGGAAACAGTGTTACAATACGCTCAACAACCTTCTTCAATATTTAATATTGCTAGAACTTATGGATTGAAGATACCAGGTCAAAGACCTTCGGTTGCTTTAGTTGATTTTTCAATTACAGTTCCTGCGTTTGGTGATAAGGAGGATTTAAGATATTGTGGTATATTGAGACGTGGTTCTCAGGTGAATGGTGCGGGACAAAGTTTTGAAACGGTTTATGATATTGATTTTACATCCCCAACTAATGCTGATGGGTACCCTAACAGAAAAAAAATCCCTAATTTTGATTCTAATAACAAATTACTTAATTACACTATTGTTAAAAGAGAAACAGTTGTTAATGGTCTTACAAAGGTATTCAAAAAAGTTATAACTGCCAATGATGTTAAACCTTTTTATGAAATGTTTTTACCTGATAAAAATGTGTTAGGTATTACTAGTCTTTTATTGAAGGATGGTACACAATATACTAATGTACCGTCGGCACAAGAGTTTTTGGGATTAGAAAATAGATGGTATGAGGTAAGTGCGTTAGCTGAGGATAGAGTTTTCATTGAGGACCCAACAAAAGTATCCGATAAACCAGGTATTAAAGTTGGTAAATATATTGCAACAAGTGATAAGTTTATTTCAGAATTCACACCTGAAGGTTTCTTAAAAATGACATTTGGTGGTGGTAGTCAATCTGCTGACGAACAGTTAAGAGAATTTGCTAGAAATGGGTTTAAATTGGATTTATACAAGTATTCTAATAACTTGGCGTTAGGTAGTACATTAAAAGGTAATTCTACGTTGTTTGTACAGTATAGAGTTGGTGGTGGTACAGGAACTAATGTTGGTGTTAACGTTATTTCTCAAATTGGAACCGTATCATTCTTTGTTAATGGTCCATCACAATCAATTAATACAACTGTGGTTAATTCACTTGGTTGTACTAACGTAACTGCGGCAATTGGTGGGGCTAATTTCCCTACTATGGAAGAAGTTCGAAATTTGGTTTCATTTAACTTTGCGGCACAAAAAAGGGCGGTAACAGTAAACGACTACGATTCAATTATTAGAACAATGCCATCTCAATTTGGGGCACCTGCTAAAGTTGCTATCACTGAAGAAAATAACAAAATCAAAATACAAATATTGGCTTACGATGAATCGGGAACATTGAGTGAGGTTGTTTCTAATACGTTAAAAAGTAATATTGCTAACTATCTATCAAACTATAGGATGATAAACGATTATATCTCAATAGAATCCGCAAATGTGATTGATTTGGGATTAAATATTGATGTTGTATTGGATAGTAGTCAAACACAAGGGGCGGTTATTTCACAAATCATTACTTTAGTTTCAACATACTTTGAACCGTCTAATCGACAAATGGGTCAGAATGTTAATTTATCGGAAATTAGACGACAAATACAAAGTCAGAATGGAGTAATATCATTATCGGATATTAAAGTATTTAATAAAGTTGGTGGTCAATATTCATCGTCTCAAACATCACAAAGATATGTTGATAATGAAACAAAAGAGATTGAGTTGGTTGACGATACTATATTCGCGGAACCAAATCAAACTTACCAAATTAGATATTCTAACAAAGATATTAATGTAAGGGTTAAAAATCTATCAACAGTTAATTTCAGTTGATAATTTATTTTTATTCATAATCATCTATTTTTAAAAATAGTATATAAACTATTTATGTAAAAAGAATATTATGTCAAATTCTTATAGAATAAGAACAACACCTGGAGTAGATAAATCATTAAAAGTAACAATTGACCAAGAATTTGAATATCTTGAGATATTATCATTAAAAATATTACAAGACCAAATCTATACAAGACAATGCTCGGATTATGGGGTAGTTATTGGTAGGGTTAGTGTGAATAATGGTTTAGGGTTACCTAATGCCAGAGTTTCTGTATTTATACCGTTATCCGAACAAGATGCGGATAATCCGATTATTTCCGAGATATACCCTTATAGAGTAATAACGGACCAAAATGAAGATGGGTATAGATATAATTTATTACCTTATGCACCATCATATAATGGACACACTCCGACAGGGACTTTTTTTGATAGAGAAGATGTTATAACTGACCCAACATTAATAGAAGTTTATGACAAATATTATAGATATACTACTGTGACTAATGATAGTGGTGATTTTATGATATTTGGTGTACCTACAGGACCTCAAACATTATTTGTTGATTTGGATTTGTCAGATATTGGTGAATTTTCATTAACACCTAATGATTTAATTTCAATGGGTTTGGCAACATCTTCTATGGTTGATGGTAATAGTTTTAAATCTTCAACTAACTTAAATTCATTACCTCAGATACTATCATTCTCTCGTAATGTTGAAGTTGAACCATTATGGGGTGAACCTGAATTATGTAGTATTGGTATAACAAGGACTGATTTTGATATTTCTGAACAAGCTAATATTCGAATAAATCCTGTTGCGATTTATATGGGTTCTATGATTTCAGACATTGATGAATCATCAATTAGTACTAAATGTAAACCCAAAAGAAAAATGGGTCAACAATGTTCGTTAATTACGGGAACGGGTCAAATTAAAGCTATTCGACAAACAATAAATTTAGATAGTAAAGGTAGACCCTCATTAGAAAATTTCCAATTAGATAATGGTGGTCAAGTTATTGATGAGAATGGTGTTTGGATGGTAAATGTACCAATGAACTTGGATTATGTAACCACAAATGAATTTGGTCAACAAGTTATATCAACCGACCCTAGTATTGGGGTCCCAACTAAAGGTAAGTACAGGTTCAAAGTAAAGTGGAATCAATCACCATCTTTAAGTGCCTCAGTTAAACGAGGGTATTATTTGGTCCCAAACATTAGAGAGTATGGTTGGTCGTCTAGTGGTCCTGTTCCTGGTGGTGCCTCGGATAGGATGCGTTCATATTCGTTTAGTGTAAATTGGGATGATTATGGGGATGATACTACTACTTTTGGTCAACAAATGATAATTGATGCTATTGATTGTAAAGATAAATTTTATGAAATGGTGTATAACAAAGTGTATACAGTTTCAAGTCTAATATCACAATATAGACAAGGTGTTAATAAGAAAAAATTTATTGGTATTAAATTTATTACTGATACAACATGTGAATCTGATAATGTTAAATTTCCGATTAATGATGGTCAACACCAACCTGATTTTCTGTATACATTGTACATGATATTCATGATATTATTTTTCCCCACAATTTTCTCCTTATTAATGGTACTTCACGTTTTAAAACTTATAGCGTGTATTTTATTTCCCATACTTGCGGTTGTTTTATATGTTATTGGTGGAATTATTTACGCTATTGGAGCCATTATTGATAGTATACCTGGTACGGGTAGTAAAGGTCAAGACATAAAAGATTCTGCACAAGGAATATTTGATGCCGCAAAAGCGATGGTTAGTCTATGTACTGAATTTAGAATACATGTATGTTTATTATCTTATCCTGATTGTGAAAACTGTGAAAAAGGTATGCAAGCTTCGACTGATTTAACACCACCACCTAATGCTACTACAAACTCAATAAATGCTAGTCAACAGAGTTTAGGAAGTTCGGGTGTAATTAGTAGATTTTATGATACCTCGGCATATAACTGTGGTTCACAACCTGTAATTTATTCGGAACTTTTAGCGGGTAAGGGTAATAAATCTCAAGGATTACATCAATTGAGTGGTGTAGGTGATAAATACGTTTTTAGTTCAAGTTTAACATTATCAAACAGACTAAACTTATTCAATACTAAAGCAAAATACTTTAATCCAACAGTAACACCTGGAGGTGGTGTAAACCAAATTAAAGTTACTTTTGATGTTAATTTGAATAATTCGGGGACTACTTGGCATTTAGATAATGTGATTTGTGTCCCTGTTGACCCAAATTTTATTGATAGATATGAAGTTGGTGGAATTTACACATTTACTGACCCGACAAAATCAATGGATATTAATTTAACGGGTGCGACAACTAATATATATTCAACGAACTCAATAACAGGGTCGACAATTGGTACACCAACATTAATTGCGAATGTGAATCAATTTACAAGACAAGTTAGTTATGCTAACCCTAATAATGGTGGTACAATTTCACCACCTAATTCATTATATACGTTTACCGCATTTACTGAAGATGTTACATATTCGAACTATCCGATGGATATTGAATATTTCCAAGTGATTAAGGTTCAAACAATTAACGATTTCTTAACTTTATCATCAACGGCTTTACCAAATTCATTACCTTTTCGTTTTATTAATAATTATGCTTACTCGATTTATATTAATAGTGATTTTTTAAATTGTAGTGATAACTTTAATTTTTCACCTGTTAGTTGTTTTAAATCTTTTAGTGGTCAAAGTTTGGTTTTTATGGTTAGAGGGGTTGACCCAAACACTAGTAAAAGAAAATGTAGTTATGATTTAAGTAAGTTATATGGTCATTCATCGTTTGGTAATTCTAACTCAATTGTTGTTGGAGATTTTAACTTAAATATTCCAATACAAGGTAAATTACGTAATGTTAAACATAATTCACCAGCAATAATCGCTAATAGTTCTACGGTAGATACCTATTCTAATCAGACATTGTTTTATGATTCTTATCAATATTTACCAGGTAATCAATTTAGTGCGTTTACAACAACAATGACTAAATATTACTCAAGTTTAGATGAAACACACCAATCATTAACACCTCCACTATCGAC